CGGAAGCTGGTTATGAATCTAATGACCCGGTTGTATCAACCTATTTAGATTGGGCGCAGAAATATGGGGTCAATCAAGCGGCTTTTGATGAGCTTGCGTCTAGCATTACGGGTATGGCGGGTGAAGACATGGCGGCTGTTCAGCTAGACCTAAAGCAAGAACGTGAGGCTCTTGGCCCGAACGCTGATGAAATTTTAAAGTCTAATATTAATTGGGCTGATGGTTTGGAGCGCAAAGGTATTATATCTGATGCAGAACGTGCTGAACTAAACATCTGGGGCGGTTCGGCTGTAGGCCAGAGGCTTATGCAAAAGGTGCGCTCTATGACAGGTGATATGTCAAAAATTCCAGTAGCAGATGTAGCAGAAGCTGGAGTAAGTGAAGACGATTTCAAACGCTCTATGCAAAGCAAAATGAATGATTCCCGCTACGGAAACGACCCTGCTTTTACTCGCGCGGTCGAGAAAGAATTTGAACAAAGATACGGATAATGCCTGTGGCGTTATATTTCGCCTGACTGCCCCCGCTTCCCACTACTCCCGGCGGGGGCTTTTTTGTACCGTTTTATTTAAGAAGTTTGTCGGAAATTCTTCGCAATATATTAATTTTTTCTTTTTCAGTATTCCAATCTAATCCAAGGCCGTATTCACTTAACGCATGAGCTAGTTCTCTTGCTTGCGGCTCGGTTAATTCTATTTTTATTTTTTTACTCATTTTAAATCCTCCTGAGTTCATAATTTAATATTAACAAAGGATTTAATTATATTGCCTAGTCGATGAAAAAAAATTTTTACAAATGTACAAAGGCTAAATGTGGGGTATAAAGTATTTACAAGCCACAGCTTGTAGTATATCTTTCTTTCAACAGATAACCCCTTGGGCCTGTTTGGCGTGTAGAAATTACACCGGGCGTGGACGTTTCCACGAAGCCAAAGGCCGGACATTCCGACAACCTCATACGGCGTAAATTTAACTGGTTCAATTATAGGAGCTATATTTTATGTCTACGAACCTATCGCCTGCCTTTGTGCAGTTGTTCGAAGCCGAAGTCCATCAGGCCTATCAGGGTGCTGCTGTTCTTCGTGGTGCGGGTCGCACTAGAACAGGTGTCACGGGAGACACTGTAAAATTCCCAAAAGTTGGTAAAGGAACTGCATCAGTTCGCGTTCCACAAACCGATGTAACCCCGATTAACGCAGCCTTTTCACAAGTTTCTGTTTCAATGCAAGACTTTGTGGCTAGCGAATATTCGGATATCTTTAATCAGCAAAAAGTTAACTTTGACGAGCGTCAAGAATTAGCGCAAGTTGTGGGTAATGCTATTGGACGTCGTGAAGACCAAATCATTATTGATGCACTAAACGCTGCTTCAGCGGGTTCTACAGTTGCTAAGACTGTTGTTACTTCTGGTTCAGCCGCTGCATCAAACTTGAACGTTGGTAAACTTCTTGCGGCGAAAAAAGCTTTAGACGCTAAAAACGTTCCGGCTGCTGACCGTCACATAGTTATTCATGCAAATAATTTGTCTGGATTACTTGGTGATGAACGAGCAATTTCGAGCGATTTTCAGACTATAAATGCTTTAGTAAATGGCTCAGTCGGAAGTATGCTAGGTTTTACCTTCCATATTATTGGTGACCGTGACGAAGGTGGACTACCGTTAGCAACTGCTGACCGTACTTGTTTTGCTTTCCATCGTTCAGCACTTGGTGTTGGTGTTGGTATCGCTCCAAAAACAGAAATCAACTACATCCCTGAGAAAACGTCTTTCTTAGTGACAGCAATGTTGTCAATGGGTGCTGGTGCAATTGACGTAGACGGCATCGTTGATGTTGTTTGCGAAGAATAAGGAGAGATAATCATGGCATTTGCAGCAACTGGTATGTCCTCACTTGGTGGTCAAAGCATGAAGGGTACGGTTCCCGCACTCTATTGTTATACCACTACGGACGCACATACAGTCGTTGATGGCTCTGGCTATTTCAACGACTTGTCAGACACACTAGCAGTTGGCGATATGTTTATCGTCCACGGTGCTACGGGTGGTACAAGAACGATTACAATGCACGTTGTAGTCAGTAACGCTTCAGGCGTTGTTGATATGAGTGACGGCACAGTAATCGCTGTTGTAACTGACTCAGACTAATATGGTTGGGGGCGGTTGCGCCCCCTTCCCTAATTCAAGGAGAGACTTATGGCGGCTGGCGACACAGACGTAAGTATATGTAACAAAGCCCTTGTGTTCCTTGGGGCAAACAAAATAACAAGTTTTTCAGATGCGTCGGCTGCGGCTGACGCTTGTAATATTTTGTACAAGGAAGTTAAAGCATCAACGCTCGCTATGTACTCTTGGACATTTACTCTAGGCAAAGCAACGCTAGCGCAAGAAACAACCTCACCTACAAATGAGTGGACATATCAGTACGCCTTACCGAACGATATGCTCAGTGGCGTTCCTAGAGCGGTTCGAGCCAGTACCACAGCGGGTTCACCTCTTATTAAGAATTGGGAAATAGGTCAGTCATCTAACGGTGGTACGGTTTTGTTTTCGGATGAAACGACCATAACAATAGATTACCAAAAAGATGTAAATGAAGGAGCTTTGCCGTCGTACTTCATTACGCTCCTAGCTTATCAATTAGCCTGGCATTTAGCAGAAACAATGACAGACCAAACAACTAAGGTGGAGTTGTGGCGTAGTATTGCACTCGGCACACCAGGCGAAGGTATGCGCGGTGGTTATTTTAGACAGGCAGTAAGCACTGATAGTGCGGGTCAGACGCCGGGAGTTATATCAGATTATATGTTGACTGAGCTTAGATGAGTAAATTCCAAGCATATCAGGCTAGCTTTACTGGCGGGGAAATGGACCCCCTACTCCGTGGTCGTACTGATTTGCAGCAATATTATAATACCGTAGCTACCGCCGATAATGTTTTGTTTGAACCGCAAGGTGGTTTTAGTCGCCGTCCGGGTTTACGTTTTCTACAAGATATAACCGCTGACAATGCGGCTAATGGTGTTCTGCTTATACCGTTTGAGTTCAGTACAACCCAGAACTTTATGATTGTTGCAACACGATATGCGAACGCAACTATACGTTTTCGTTTCTATGCTAATCAGGTTTTGCTCACCAACATCAACGGGTCGGGCAATAGCTATTTAGATTTTAGTGTTGGGTCGCTGTACGTTGAGACTGCGATTGATATGGATAAAGTTTATTTTACGCAATCGGCTGATACGCTAGTTGTTGTCAATCAAGCCTTTGCTCCTTTCAAAGTGGTGCGCGGAGCTAATAATACAACTTGGACCGTTGCAACGCTAACACTGGGTAACGATAACTTTAGGTCGCCTAAGTCTGCTTTTACTTTGTCGAGTTCTAACCCAGCGGGTAATATTACACCTTCAGCGGTCACGGGTGCGATAACTTTGACGAGTAACAATGCTATCTTTACAAACTCATTTATCGACCAGTTTATTATAGATGGTAATGATTTTGGTCGGGCAAAAATAGTTAGTAACCGTTCTTCGACTGTAGCAAACGCCATAGTTGAAATACCGTTTCACAATACTGAAACCATAAATCAAAACCAATATAAGCTAGAAAGTGGTTACGAAGACGCTTGGAGTAGCACTAGAGGATGGCCCCGAACGTGTACCTTCCATGAGGGTCGTTTGTACTTTGGTGGCAGTGCTTCAGAACCCGCAACACTGTTCGGTTCTAGGGTTGGGGATTTTTTTAATTTTAAACCAACCGAAGGTTTAGACGATGATGCTATAAAAGTTACGCTTTCAACGGACAGTGTAAACGCAATTACGGCTCTACGCTCTGGTCGAGACTTGCAAATATTCACCACAGGTGCAGAGTTTTTTATTCCGCAAGCTGACCTATCTCCTATTACCCCGGCAAACATAACCGTAAAGTCTGCAACCCGGCGTGGCTCTAAGCTTGGTATTCGACCACAGGCTGCGGAAGGCGGAACACTGTTTATACAAAGACAAGGCAAAGCGCTACGCGAGATGCTGTTTAGTGATGTTGAACTGAGCTATGTGGCGAACAATGTTTCATTGCTAAACTCACACTTGTTGCTCGACCCTCAACGCATGGCTCTAAGAAACGCTACAGATACGACTGAGGGCGATTTGCTAATGATTGTGAACGGTACAGACCCAACAGGCTATAGAGCGTCTTCTGTGGGGCTTACAGGTACGATAGCGGCTTATATGTTGAATAGACCACAACAGATTGTGGCCCCGGCGGTATGGACTACGGACGGTGACTTTATCGACATAGGAGTGGACCTAGATACAATCTACACGGTCGTCAAAAGAACCATAGGTGGCTCCGCTAAATATTACCTAGAAGTGTTTGACGATGACCGCACAACAGATAGCGCACTACAATATTTTTCTGGTGCAGTAAGCCCAGACCAATCCTTGCCAGGAAGCACTACAGCCGGGAGCCTATCGCATCTTGAGGCTAAGACTGTCAAAGTAGTACGCGACGATATTGTAGATACAGACAGAACGGTAAGTTCTGGCAATGTTACCTTAAATGGTGCGGCGTCAAGCTATGTTGAAGTAGGTTTAGATTTTAGTGTTGAAGTAACGACACAGCCCGTTGAGTTGCGTTTATCTACAGGTTCAATGCAATCAACTAAGCGACGTATCATAGAAGCTTCTCCAATTTTATTTCTTACACAGAATGTGACCGTAGAGGGCAAAGAAGTGCCAACACAAACCACCCTATCGGGTGCGGGTGGCGTTACGTCCTTTTCTGGGGTCAAGACAGTAGATGGATTAACCGGGTTTTCCTTAGAGGGTCAGGTTACCATTTCACAAGACAAACCATTATTTATGACAGTTTTAGCATTAGATTATAAAGTGAGTTCAGGAGCATGACAGCACCAGTATTTCAAATGATAGGTTCAGCATTAAGCGGTATGGCACAAATTCGACAAGCTCAAGCGCAGCAAGTTCAATACGAAATGAAAGCTCGTAATGAGGTTATTCAAGCCCGGACGGATGCGGTCAATTTCAAGGTAGAGGGTAACGAGCGCATGAAAGAGTTGCTTGTTGCTATGAGTAGTTCCGTAGCAAATGCGGCGGCTGGTGGCTTAGACCCTTACGGTGCAATGGAAACCAAAGACCTAATTAATATGAACTCTATGAAGGTTGCTGGGATGGATATTCGTAAGCTTAACCTCAATTCAGAAATGGCAATTCTTCGTGGTGAGTCTAACGCACAACAAGCTAGGTTAGCGGGTAAGGCGGGTGTTAAGTTTGCTACGGTTGCGGCAGTTGCGAATGTTGCAACAACAGGCGGTCAGGTCATGGCTACGTCTGGCACAAGTTTTATGCCACCTAAAACAATTAATGTTATAGAATAATGGTTGAGAGCGTAACATATCAAGGGCGGCGGGTAGCACTTCAGATACCTGAAGCCAGAGCCTATGAAGCCGAAGCTACAGAGCGCGGCCTAGGTCAGATTCAGCAATCCCTAAATCGTATGACTAGCTTCTTTGCAGAACAAAACCAAATAAAAGCAAAGATAGAGGGTGACGAATACGGCGCGGCAAATGCTCCTACGATGGAGCAAATTCTAGCAGCTAGACAAACAGGTGAAGAATTAACACTGCCTGGAGATAAGAATACTTTATTTGGTCGTGCGGCTAGACAAGCAGCGGCAACGATTGTTTCAAGCGAATTAGAGCTAGCGGCACATAAAGAAATGAATACTGCTATCTTAGATTTTAAACAAAGAGAAGCTAACCCGGCTGGCTTGCAAGATAAACTAGATGCAATTATTTTAGGCTACTCATCAACCTTTGATGAAACTGTTCCCTCGATGGCTAGAAGCATGAAAGCTAAGTTGTCTCTCAATGCACAAACAAAATATGCAAGCTACCACAGTGCTTATATTACAAACCAGCAAGAAAATTCTAGGGCGGCTTGGATTGCAAATAGTAGCCTTGATTTTGATAATTTACCTAACCTTTTTAAAACAGGCATTGTAGAAAAAGATGAACAAGGAAATGAAATTGTCAGACCAGTAAAGCCAGAAGATATTGCTCTTTATAAGTTTAATAAACTGAACGAGATGAAAAATTTAAATTTTCCTGTGAGTAATATTAATTCTTGGTCAACTAGTTTTGATAAGCAAGTCTTAGCGTCTGCCCGTGCCAACTTGTCAGATACCGTTTTAAAAAGCCCAAATGCTCATAAGATTATTAGAAGTATACAGTCAAGCAATATAGAAAATCTGCCAGAAAATTTAAAAGTACCGATATCAATATTGCAAGACGGTGACGTTTCATTAAACGATATTGCCAGACAATTACGCACTGGCCTTTCAGAAGAAATAAACTTTGAAAATAAACTTGAGGAAAACAACAATAAAAACACTGAAGCCAATGAAGAAATTTTTGTAAGTCGAGCTAACAGAGCAATGCTTGTTGGCGAAACAGAAGAATTTGAAAAAGCGATAGAATTACTAAGGAAAACAAACGATGCGGAAGCTGATAAGCTAGAACAACAATTTATAGCTGCTGGTATGCGTAGAACTGAAAGTGACCCTGATTCTAAAAACTTTTTAATCGATAAAGCTGATATGTTGACAATAGAAGACGTTGCTTCTGTCAGAGATGGATTGAGCAATGAGGACCGTATAAAATATTCTAACTTGGCTGATACATTGCAAGATAGAGAAACTAAATCAGCCGTTACAATTATGCGTGGTCTTTTTGAATTGCCTGAAGGTTATAAGCCTATTTCAGACCAAGACCCCAATTTTAAGAAAGCTATGGTGTTTAATAAATTAGTGGGTCGGTTAAATGACAGAATAGAAACCGCTAAAAGACAAGGTAAAGACATAGATGCAAGAGCGGAAGTAGATTTGCTTATTGCTGAAATAGGCGACGAATTTGATGATGCACTCACTGGTTTAACTAAGAAAACTGCGCTCAATACGCTTGAAACATATAGCTTAGATACAGAAGTAGATTTGACTGATTTAACGATTGGTTTGAATTATTTAAAAGAACTTGAAATAAAAATTTCTAATGAAGGTAAATCAGCAGGGCCATCATTTATGAAACGCTCTGCTTTAGATAAACAAGGGATGCTATCAAGAATAAAGGCTCATATTAAAGCTGTTGAAAAGGCATTAGGGCAATGAATCTATTAGAAGCTAGAAGACAATCCCACGAAACGCGAAACGCTGTAACTTATGATATTCGGTTTGGTGATGATGGCGTAGTTGTAGAGCCAGACAATACTTGGGCCAATATGTTGGCGGGGCAAAGTTTACCTTTAGATGAAGACTTTGAAACCACAGGGAATACAACAGAAGACCTGTTTGGTTTCACGGGTTCTGACGTTGTGGATACAGCTAAAGCTACGGGTCGTGCGGTTGCCGGGGGCGTACAAGACACAGCCTTAGGTGTTGTTGGCGTATTTGATGATATAGCAAATTTCTTAAATACAAACATAGAACCAACCTTAAATTTTAAAAGAAGACCTGAAGGTTATGAGCCGCCTGATGGTGAAGTAAATATGCAAGAATTAATAGACGCTGGATTGCAAGAGCTTGGAATAAAAGTTCCAG